GAAGGGGTCTGTTATTTCTGGATTTATTTCCATAATCTTCCACCAGTATCCCGGAATACCTAAATATTTATCGGACAAGGCAGCAAGAGAATCTCCATACTTCCAGGTATAGTTTATGTAAGAAGAGGTAACTTCATCAGATTCTGCTTTAAAAACAGCAATGTCATATTGCTTGGTTTTTGAGTTATAGATCTGGGCAAGTTTTCCATCATAATATCTAGATAGTCTATTTATGTTAGGCATTATGTTCTAGGTGGCTCCTCTCCAGCTTTAAGGTCTTTAGCAATCTTTTCTGAGTAGGCTGCAATGACTGCAGGGTCTGTTTCTCCGGTAATTGGGTAACGAGTAAACGATACAGACATTGTTGAAAACATAGGCACCATTTCTTCATTAAAAATTAGGTGATTTACAGAAATACTGTTTATAGAGCCTTTATACCTAAGGTTTTCGTGAAATCTTATCCACACAGGGGTTCCAGTTATATATCCAAAATCTGAAGTTACAGCTGGTTTGCCGTTTACTGTATAGGTAAGAAGACCATTTATGCTTGGTCTTGGGCTTCCATTCAATACCCGGTATAAGAACTCTATGTCGTACTCCGTGCCTCTGTTTAGTAGTCCGGCAACTGATTCTGCGGTAAGTTTTCTGGGGTATCCATTAATGTAATCGGTTGGATTAGACTTTAAATGACGTAGTTCAGTCATGTCTGCAATTCTGTTTAAATACAGCATAAAGTTAACAACGGTATTTCCACCAATATAGTTTGCAGGATCTTTAGAGCTTAGCATCCAGTCTACAGACATATCTGCACCGGTAGAATACTCAATAGTTTGGGGGTTATATATAAATCTAAAACCCCAAGGCTTTTTATCGTCATTGTTGGTGTTTAGGGCTATAGCACTATCTTTATCCTGAAATATAGTTCCAAGACGTCCTCTAGCTGTTGAGTCTAAGTAACGCTGTTCAGCTCGTTGTCTAGCCTCTTCCGTAGAGTTAGCAAAATAAAGTCCAGGATTTGTCTTAGATCCTCGTCGCTTAGCCTCAGACAAAGAATAATAAAGTTTTTGAGATAAAGAGACATCTCGAGTAATTCTATGGTTAGGTGGGTTTATTCTTTCGTCTTGTGGGTACTCCTGCACCGTAACAGAGGGTGTCGGAACATTTGGGGCGTCTTCTGAAGCCTTTACGCACTGATATGCTTCTTGAAGAGCTTTTCTTCCAATATCAGAATAAGGTCGTTTAGTAGCAGTAGATGGCTCAAATCCTAATAGCTGTCTACTTAGCTGTGTGCCATTTACGTCTCTTTTTATTAAATATACGTCATATCCAAATACGTTATTTTTAGTGGTCTGAGCATAGGTAACTACTACCCATTCTTTTTTACACTCATTCCACTGGGTGTATCCCTGACCTTGTTCAGTCACGTCATTTTTTACTTCATTTGGTTTATTTGGCTCTGATTGTGCCTCGGTAAACTTAACTGAAGGAATCTTTTTTCCTGCTTTTATATTTACGGTATAATAATTAGGGCTAGAGTTTACGTTTGAGTTTGGAACAGTCTGTGCTTTAAACTTAGGGGTACCTGAAGCACTTTTTACTTTAGCTGTAACAATAAGCTCAAACCTATTGTCTTGATATGTGTTCCAACCCTTAACTTTTAGTTTGTCAGCATTATCGTCTACCCATTGCTTAAAAACTGTTCCATCACCACCAGCAATATTAACGCCTTGGCTATCCTCTAGTGGATTAAGGCCGAGTATATCGCTCTGCAAAAAGAACTGCAAAACATACTTGACTGGATGCTTATAGTTAACTAGCTTGCTATCTGTAGTAATCTCAATCCAACCACCTTGAGATCCTTGCTGGTCTTCTGCGGTTGGGTTTAAGTTTTCTACAATCTTTTCGTAAGCTTTAATTGTGTAATATACGGGTAGCGGAGCAGCCATTAGTATCCACCAATTCCTTTAATCTCTAGTTCCTTTTCAATACCCTCTTTAAAGGTACGCAAAAGCCTCTGAGCTTCACCTGGCCCAGAATTGGCAAGAGTTACCTGCATATTTACCTTTATGTTTACATTTGAGTTTGAAGATACGCTTCTAGCTCCAGGGCTGTGACTAGTCTCTGTTGGTGCCACATGAGCCATGTTAAATCCGCCAGCTGTTTCTGGACCGCCACCAATTCCTGCTTTAGTGGCAACTCTATCGGCATCATCTAAGAATTTAGTAAACGCCCCATTATTGTAAGCAGACCAAGCCTCCCACTTTTTACCCTTGCTGCTTTTTACCCAGGCAGCTTCTATGTTAAATTTAGGGTCTCTAAGCTTTTTAGCATTTCTCCATGGATCAGATGAGCCTTTTCCATCATGATTTTGCCAATTCTTTAAAGATCTAATCTGGAAGATTCCGTAGCTTGGGCCCCACTTCTTATCTTGTAGATCTACGTCTCCTATAGCTGATGGCCTTCCTCCGGATTCAGCAAGAGCAACTGCAAAAGCGGTTCTTAGGGATTTACCTCTAAACCCCTGTGCATGTAGGGCCTGCATGAGAGCCTGTCGGCTTCCTCCATAAATGCCTTTTTCGTTTCCATGACCCTCGTCATAGTTTTGGTTTAATATCTTTCCAAATTTGGGGTCGTTTGGATTTATATGCTTAGATAGCTCTGAATAGCTCGTAGGACTAAAGTTTAATCCAGCAATAATATCTGAGACGCTAGCACTGTTATATTGACCTAGCGTTTTCTTTGTTATATCGTGCTTTCTTGCATTAAAGTTAAACTTGTCATCTCCAGCATCAGAGTACGCAAAATTTGTTCCAAAAAGCCTGTTAGAAGTTCTTTTTAAGAAGTTAAGTCCTGAGGTTACTTTGCCCTTTATAAAGCTAAATGCTTTTCCAAATAGTCCTTGAGGATCTTTTCTTCCTTGAGCTCCAACTCCACCATTTGCTCTTACCTCAAAGTGAAGGTGTGGACCTGTAGAGGTTCCTGCTCCTTGAGCACCCTTCTTACCTCCAGATAGTGCAATCTGCTGTCCAGCAACAACTTTTTCGCCCTTATTAACTAAGATTTTACTTAAGTGAGCATAAAGAGTAGATCTTGATCCGTGTCTAATAATCACATAGTTTCCGTATTGTCTGTGCAATCCGGTTTCAGTTACTACGCCAGCTCCGGCGGCAACAATTGGCGTACCTACCTTTACCGCGTAGTCAATACCTGTGTGGTTTCTAGATATCTGTGGGTTTTTTGAATTGTCTCTTGGACCAAAACCTGAAGTTACTCGTGTTCCTGGAGGAACTGGCATTTGCAAGACCATGTTGTCTTGTCCACCACCCATTCCTCCACAGTTATGGGAGCCTATATTTCCGTGAGCGCAGTCTCCTCCACCTTGACCATAAGGATTGACTACTCCAGCGCCTGTGCCTACAACTGAGCCCGCTAAAGCACCGTAAGGTCCTGCAGCAATTCCTCCAGTTACTCCTCCTTGTAGAGCATCAAAAGCTACGTTTCCACCTCTACGAAGCCAGCTAGGTACATTAGCTTTATTTAAAAATCCTTGAAGTTTTTCCATCCCATAATACGCACCAGCAGCTAATGCAGCTCTACCACCTCTTTTTAACAGTGATCCTTTGCTAAACATTGCGCCAGTTGCTCCAGCACCAACAGCACTAAGTCCGGCTCCAGCGGCTAACCGGCTGGCTCCTGCAGTAAGTGCAGCGGGCACTGCGCTTTTACCCATCATCATACGAAGCATTCCAAATTGAAGGGCTGCTGATCCCATACCCATTATCGAGCTTCCCATACCCGCTAGTGTTGCACCGGTATTTCCCGCTCCAGGAAGGGTTTGTAAAAATCCTTTTAGTCCCATAAATGCTTGAGTCAACCCATCAGTTGCTTCTGCTAAACTACTAAAACCATTGTTTACAGCAGTGGTTGCGCTAAGTGCTGTGTTATATCCGCCAACTAATCCTTTTTCTGTTGTCTGTAGTTTCCTAGCTTCACTGGTGTTATAGTTAAAGAGTTTTCGTATTGGACTTTCTTTTCCTACACCCATTACATCTAATGATCTTTGAGCATTTCCTAAATCTTTTTTACTTAATGGTGAGTCTTTTTTGGCACGAGCAATAATACCCATCTGCAAAATAGACATAAGATTAGAATCACCACCAGCGATCATTGATATCGTCTGATATCCCTTTGATCCTGGGTTTAAAACCATAGCTGCTTGCTCTGGGGTTATTTTTCGTCCACCGTACAAGAAACGATAAGTTTCATTAATTAATTGGTTTGGCGGACGTAGATTTCCCTTAGAGTCACGAGCTTGCACACCAATACGTAAGAAACGCATAGCATTAATGCCCGCCATGCCTTGAGCCATCTGCTCATTTGTTCCGCCAGTTATTGCGCTTAGTCCGCCTAGTTGGGACATTACGTTTCTAGAGCTTAGGCTAGTTGCAGTGTATCCACCACCGTACAACATGTTCATTTGAGCCATAGTTGGGCCCATAGCGCTTGTTGCGCCGTTACCTACTCTAGCATTTGAACGAAGTATTACTTGACGTGCATTTAGTCCACTGATGCCAGCAACGGTGTCAGCAGACATTCTTTGGGTAACAGCGGCCATTGTATTGGGCGCCATTCCCATAAACATTTTTGTTCCGCCATAGGCAGCTCCAGCGGCTAGTAAACCACCAACAACTGCCTTATTTGGCATAGCACCAAGACCAACTTTTCCTGATCCGGCGCTAGATCCGCCCCCAGCTTTGAGGGCTTCTTGCATGTTTTTCTTAATATCTTCCGTTACTTTACGGAATTCTTTAATAAGTTTTAAGTCCTGCTGCAGTCCTTTTTCCATGGACTTAAAGAACTTATCAACACTTTGTGATGAAAAGGGATTCTCATCATCACTAGCTGAAAAGATCTGCTGAGTTGCCATGTTTACTTAACCATTCTTGGTCTGCTCGAGGCTTTGTTAAGCCAGTTGACTCTTTCTCTTACGCTTAAATTCATTAACTCTGTTAGTGTCCATCCAGGATAGAACTGAGATAAAAGATCTATGGCTTCTACCAAGATCTCATAACTTATTTCATTCCTGAAACAAATCCGCTAGGGTTAGCGGTAGCGACACCTCCTGGCCGCAGTTTGGGCAAGGTTTACTTATTTCACTAAGTTGTGGTCCAGGGTTACGATTAGAGATCTCTTTAAGAATGTCACGTCTATCTTTAATGCTAAGCCTTAGTACCTCTGATTGATTTAACAAGGGCTTATCATTAATACTAAGGATGCAGTTTTTTAATACAACGGAGTCCAATTCAGCTGCAGTCTTGTTAGTAGAGGCTACTAATGCTTTTTGTGTAAATCCTGTAGGAAGCTTTACTCGAACTTCTCCAGCCTTACATGGCACAGTAAACTCGACATCTTCTATATTAAGTTTTTTTACTTCTACATCTGTATCTAGGTCTATTTGAATCTTTTGAGGTTCAACACATGCCTGACAAATGTTTCCTTCTAGGTTAACTTCATTTCCAAAGGTTAACTTGCGAATTGCTAGCAGGAGAAGTTCTCTATCTCCTGCCAGCAACGCGTCAAGTAGGTCTTTTTCAGTGGGTTTATTTCCCAACTTGACTACAGCACGCTCTAGGATTAACATTAAGGCTTTTGCAGGGTCATTTAGACGTGCAATAGCTTCTTCATCTGCTCCATTAAGCTCACGTATTTCGGCTGTCGTTATACGCTCTTCAAATGGAACATCTAATCCAACTGCTAGCTCCACTATCGGATTGGCTGGGTTTCTAATCTCAGCCCTTACCGGTGTAGCTGCTTTTTCTTGTTCTGCTAATGCAACAGCTTCTGATGCAAGCTTATTAGCAAGACCAGGGTTATCTGCCGCAGCAATTGTCGTTTCTGTAGTCATGTAGTTCACCTATTTCTTTTTAGTTATACGCTGAGTAGATCTGGGGCGTCTTCTGCTGTCTTGTATCCTGTAGCAAATGAGACGTCAAATCCTTCGTGGACGAGTGTCATTTCTTCAACCATTAGCGAGCTTCCGCCTGCGTCAAGGTTGCTGTATGCAAGACTTGTAACCCATGCATTATATACGCGGAAGCGCATAGCAGTATGCTGGTTTTTTGCCTCAGCTACAGTAGCTGTTGAATCAGATCCTGAAACGCCCTTTGGATTTGGGTGACTTAGTACTGAGATATCCACTGTGCAGCGGAACTCAGTTCCAACTCCAGCTACTCCCTGTGCGCCAGTTAGTACTGAAAATAGTCTCTTCATCCATAGGGAGTGTTCGCTTTGACCCAAAGCAATGCCCTTTGAAAGGGTGATTGGGGTAAACGAGCTTTGACCAGGAATCTGATGCATGTTTGTGTTGTAGCCGCCTTCACGGTAGCTAATTGCTTCGGTAGCAACGCTTAGACCAGAAACAGAGACAAATCCCATGCTTCCAAACTTTGGTCCTATGGTAGCGTTCTTACCGTCATTGAGGGTAAAGTTAACTAAGAACTTAAAATTACGGAACGGATCCGTCTGTAAAGTACTTAGCTCGAATAGATTAGCCATTAGTATTTATCTCCTTACGCAGTGGCGTTTCCGGTAATTTGACCAAGCTTGATAACAATGAACTCAGATGGGTATTGCAGCGCAACTCCCACCTCAATGTTAACTCGGCCGTTCTGTATGTCTGCAAATGATGTGGTAGTAGCATCTACTTTTACATAGAAAGCCTGTTGAGGGCTAGCCCCACGCAGACCGCCTTGCTGCCAGTAACCACGTAGGAACGTAGATAGGGCCACAGATAGTCTGTTCCACAAAATTGAATCGTTGTTCTCAAACACTGCAAAAGAGCTTCGATCTTCAAGCTCTTTCTTGATGTAGATAAGAGAACGACGGATGTTGATGTATCGGTCGTTTGTAGTATTGTTCATGGTACGACCGCCCATAACAACAATGCCAGCGCCAGGAACCTGACGAATAGCGTTTATTGGTTCAGTTCCAGTGTTTAGTGCATCTAGCTCAGCATTTGTCAACAGTCTTTGAGTATTAACTGCAAGCGCTAGGCGAGTTGTAAATCCAGCTGGAGTTTTAAATACACCCTTAGATGCATCTGTAGCTAGATACTGTCCAACCATAATTGCTCCAGGAGCTTGATTACGAAGTGCAGATCTGGATGCCTTTAGTGAATCTGGAATCTGTACCCATGGGTAGTACATTGCAGCAACTCCACCATCAGAGTTAGCAGCGTACTTAGCCTTAAGGTCTGATGCGTAAGTTTTTGCTTCAGCAACAGTTAGGCCTTGAGGAAGATCTACAACAGCAAATGCATCTCCACGACCTTGTGCGTAAGCTACCGCAGCAGCACTAAGATCTAGTGAGAATGTTCTTTCTGCACCAGTACCTGAAGTGGTATACACATATGCAGCTGCAGGGATATTAATAACTAGTGGACTAGTAATTGGATCTAAAGAGTTTAGACCTGAAGTGTAGTCGTTTAGGGCTGGTTGAGAGCCGTTTGAACCACCAGCTAAAGCAACGAGTCCAGAAATATCTGGCATATCATCTGGTGCTACTGTAGGTGATTGCTCATCTACCGCTACTAGATATGCTGAGTCTGCATTGATTGCTGTAACTGCGTAACGAGGATCTGTTGAATCCATGCTTAGATCTGTGAAGGTTTCAAGAACATTAGATGTTGCAACTCCAGAAATTGTAGGAGCACCGTACACAGTTAGGTTAAAGCGAGTATCTGTTCCAGCAGCAGTTACAGATACTGCAAGGCTATTTGCCCAGGTACCAGCACTTTTTGCTGTAAGAGTTAATGTGTCTTGAGGGGTTTGAGCTCTATCTGTAAGAGTTACATTCGCTGCCGCAGCACCGCTTCCAGTAATTCTCTTAACGTATAGTTGACGGCCGCCATTTGCAAAGAAATTGTAGGCAGCCCAGGTTGTTGGGTAAGCGTCATTCAATGAACCAAAAGTCTTGGTAAATTCTGACCAAGAGCTTACTAGTACCGGTGCAGATGTTGGACCCTGATTTAGAGCGCCAACAAAAGCTCCAATAGCAGAACCGCCTTCGCCAAGCTCAATAGCTTGTGGAAGCTCCACTTCTTGAATAAACACGCCTGGTCTACTGTATGTAGCCATTCGATATTCTCCTTAATCGTTAGTTTACTTGGGGGACCGTATTGTTATGAGTTTATGACCGTAAATGGGGTATTTTGATAAGTGAACGATATGTTTGGGTTTTGGGTTACTTGGTACTGCAACTGCTCGAGAGGGTACGGAAGAATTTCCGAACTTATTCTTACAGTGTAGACGTTATTGAACAGACGTTTTCCGTCCTGATCTGTGGCGTCTCTTTTGGCGAAGCTCAGTAGGTCTAGACGACGAATTGTATTGTCTTCTTCGACTACTACCCCTCCAAATCTAAATGGAAGCCGATCTGTTTTAAACAGTTCAGCCATTATTTGTCGATCGTGCCTTGGTTGACGAGACCACGTCGATACTTGATAATCTAAATCTATAGGTATTGGAAAATAGGTTCTATATTCTTGATTTGGGTTTGCTCCTTCAGGGGTATAAGTTAAAACTACATCTCCCCTGTGCTCTCTTTCTTTTCCAACATTTACAGCTATAAGATCTATAGTTATATATGGATAAGACTGATGTCTAATTTCTTTATCTGGTTGACCAAACCACACTCCAACAGGACGAGTAGGGTTTCCACTATCTGCAACAGTTATGCCA